TAGACTTGCTTTGATTGTTGATGGTGCAGCTAGTGCTGTTGAAGCAGCTAACGTTCCACCTAATGCTGGTAATTGATAATCTAATATTGCAGGTCTTTCTATGTCTAAAGACACAGGTTGTGTTGCCATATCAACCAACATACTTTTTTGTTGATCTTCGTTTGATAAATAACTTGTTGGGTCATCACTACTAAATGCTTTGACCAATCCCACGGCAGCTCCAACACCGGCACCAATACCAAATGTTTTTGGACCAGGGCCTTTTAAGAATCCTAAAAAACCTGTTGCAGCATTTTTAACTTTCTGCATAGCACTACTAGTGTTAGGTGCTTCATCAAAAACCTGTGCTGCTTTTACTGGATCATTTTGAATTGCAGCCTTACAATCTCCAGGTAAACCACCACGAGATAATAAACTACATAGAACTAATTGTTCTCTTTGAGATAGTTTATCAGCTCCTTGGATCATCTTATTTGCTTTTTTCTGAAGTTCCATAGACATAGGTCTATTTAACTCTATTAAATCTCTAAGTGTTTGCGATTTTTTAATTTCTTTTAAACTAGCTCCTTCAGTTAAATCTAATGGATCTATTGTTTTTCTTAAATCAACACCATACTCATATTTTTTTAAAGTATATGGGTCTATAGTTTCAAAAGTCTTGTATCCACCACTTTCTGCAGCAAGCCTCATACCTTTGACATTTGCTTCTTCTAGTTTTTGTCTCCAGTTATTCGGTTTGTTTTTTATAAGTCGTAGCTGTTTCTTTTTTAACGATCTTAATTTTTCATCAAATTCTTTTAATGCTTCTTGGTTTATAACAGCTGGAGCGTAACCCAAATTTCTTGCAGTTACCTCTGTAAAAAATTTATCTCCCATGTGACTTTTTTGAATTCCAGAATCTTGTGGTCCTGAATAAAATTTTTCCATTGTAGCTTGACTAAATTTTCTTTGAGCAGCAACTTCTTTTTTGTTAGCAGCTCTTTTTCTTTCAGCTTCGTCACCAAATTTTAAAGGTATTTTTCTTCTAAAACCAGGGACTGCTATGTCTGCAGATTTAATTGCACTTTCAAAAACTTTTTTATTTAAATTATATTTCTCTGCAATTTTTGGAGTTGTTCCTTTTTTTATATTGGGAGCAAGTTGGTAGTCTCTTAGAGCCTTAAAACCTTTTAATGTAGAGGTTTGAACCATACCTATTTTTTTAATTTCAGGTATTATTTCGTTTTTAAATTTTGCTATTGAACTAGGCTTTGCATCTGTTCCTAAATGCTTGTTTATAAAACTAGGTACATGAATTACTTTTATTTTTGAATGATAGTTTTTTAACTCTAACTTTGCATCTTCAATTGCTTTATTTAATTTTGGATTGTCTACTAAAGTTCCTCCTCTTTCAGCTACAGCTTCTGCTTGTTTTTCTATAATTGTTTTTGCTTTAGGATTTTCTATATCAAATTTTTTTAAATCATCTCTTGCTTCTTCTATCGAGTCTCTAATAGGTTGACGAAATATTTTATCATTTCTATTAGGGGCAGCATAATATTTTTTAGAGCCATCTGTAAAAGTTCTTTCATAAATAGCTGGTTCAACAGTTTTACCTCTAATTTCTGTTTTAAGACTAGGGTCTAATCCAGTATTTCCAGAAACGATATTTAATCTTTTCTTAAGTTCTGGCCCATCTTTAGTTTGTAAAGCTTTGTATGCTGAACTACTAATGGCTCCGCCTACACCTATCTTTATTTTATTTTTAGGATATTTTTTATTGTGGAGTTTTATTAATTCAGGAATTGAAATAGGGTCTTTACCTTGCGGAGTTTCTAAAAACTCCCTTACAAATTTTCTAAAACTTTCTGCTTGACTCATTACACCTCCAGAATTTTAGCTAGACCACCGTCGGCATTTTTTCTTCTTTTTCCAAATAAGTCATCTATGTTTGCTTTGTTCATGTCATCGATATCATCTACCAAACTTCTTTCTTGCATGTTTGGATCTATTTTTTCCATTATTTTATTTATTCCTTGAACCTGTCTATTTTGTAAAACACTCATATAGTCTTCTCCAAAATTTGCAGCAGCCCATTCTGGATGACGAAGAGCTCTCATTTTATCGGCAAGTTCGGGACGACCATTACGTTCAAATTGTCTAATATCTTTAAATAATTCTGGGTCGTTTAGTTTTATTTCTTCATCAATTAATTTTACATAATCGTCACTATAAACATTTGTGTCGTCAAATTTAGTTTTAAGAAAATCTAATTTTCTACCGGCAACAATTTTATTTGCATCTTGATTACCTTTAGTGATTGCATCAATAAGATCCATGCCTTCATCTTTGTATTTCTTTACAAGTTCTTTTGAAATTTTTCCCTGCATAATACCAGCAAGACCTTTAAAAATACTTGACGCCATTACACCTCCAAGATGCCGGCAAGACCGCCGCTTTTAAGTCCTGGAATGTCTATACCTAATTGTTTTTGAATATCTAAAATCTCATCTGGGAAGTCATCAGGATTTTTTAATACTTTGTGTAACATTCTAAAGTATTCTGTTTTCTCTTTTCCAACTAAACTTTTGTCTGTACCTAAACTTGCAAACAGTCTTGATATGTCTTTTGGTTTGATACCGTATTTTGCTAAAGCTTGGTAGCCCATTCTTGCAGCACCACCAGCAAACATAGGTACACGTCCACCATCTTGAAATTCAAAATCATCAGGATTGATAGACTCAGGATCAAAGTATCTACTAGTTACTGAGTTACCTCTTGCATCTTTTATCTTAACTAAATTTTCTGCAAACTTTTGTATGTCATCTGGTGAATCTAATTTTGCAACTGACGCTGCAACTTTTGGTCCAAAATATTTTTGAACTAGTAATAATGGATCACCCATTCCACCGCCACCACCTTCAGTCATAAATTTAAAATCATCTGCTTCCATAATACCAGATAAAGTTGTGCCTCCTGGAAACTCTGGATCTTCTAAATCTTTTACTCTATTTAAAAATTCTCTAGCATTTGCTCTAGCTACTGGTTTTGCATTTTCTGCAACTCCTGACATTTGATAAACTTTATTTACTAAGTCATCTACAATTAAACTATTATTCTTAACAGACTTGATCGCCTCAAGTCCTGCACCTGTAAATGGTGCTGCAATATCTTCTGGTCCACCACGTGAACCTGGAGGTGGTAAATCTTCTGGAGCTATTTCTCTTAAATCTTCTGGGTCCATTCCTTTTGGAACTTTAAATCCTGGTTTATTATAATAAGATCTTGATTCAATATCTCTTAATGACATCAAACCTTCTTGATCTAAGTTTCTAGTTCTTGTCGCCATGTCTGTAATGTTCGCTGGCGCTGCAGGTGGATTATAGAACTCATCCATTTTAGACATATTTTGTAATAGCTTATTAGCCTGTAAATCATTTAACTTACCAGATAGAGCGTAGCCTACAGAGTTTGTTAATTCTTCTATTGCTTTTGATTGTGGCATTACACCTAATGCTTCGGTGTTGATGTCCATCTCTAATATTGGCTCCGGTGTTTTACCTTTACCTAAAAAATTTATATTTGTTTTTGTGCCAAGGACCTCGGAAGTGTTCCCTCCAAGTTTTTTGTACAATTGTATAATTGCATCTAATGTCTGTTTCCTAGCCATAATATTCTAACCTGCTTCTATCTGGCAAAGGTTCGTCTTCATATGCATCTTTATTACGAACTAAGCCACCTTGTTTAATACGCATAATTGCCTGTGTTGTGGAGTCAACATAGTCATCGTGATCTCCAAACGGAAATGATGCGCACTCTTCCACAACCTCTTGAGCGTAGTGTTCGTGCATAGGAGCCCAAATCATACCCATCTCAAAAAGCGGCGATACAGAGTTTACTCTAGCATGTTTATCATTTCCTCGGCTCGGCGTAAAGTTAATTACGGGGATACCCATATCTCTTAATTCATGGGTTAGAGGGATACCAGAGGCTTTAGACTCTACGATTACCATGTCAGGCCGCCAATACAAATACTCCTCATGAGCAACTTTACGAAGTTCTGGAAACTCATAACGATCTTTGAAAGCATTGAGTAATATTATATTAGCCCTACCATCATCATCTTTAAAGACTCCCCAGGTAGTAATAGCACTAAAGTCAGCAGATTCCTTTTTAAGAAAAGCAGTATCATAACTTTGAATTATAAAATCACATTGTGGTGGATCTTTACCTTCCCAGTTCTTCCACCAATCTCTTTTTAGAATTGCACCTTCTTCAGCGGTTGGCTGTTGCATATATTGAGCGTTCCAGTTGTTAACTGGAATGGATGCTTTGGTTTTTTC